AACATACTCCGATTACGAAGCCATGTTCCTCGAAAGATTTTGTAAAACTGCTTTCATTGATTGGCGTTACTGATACTGCACCGGTTTCACCGATAGGCGTGTCTGTGTTACCCTGCTGTCCGCTTGTTTGCACGATCTGATTGATATTGACGTGATATCTGCCGCCGCCAAGGTATTCTGGAACCTGTACCGTTTTGTCACTGATAGTTACATTCCACAGTGCTTGTACCTGTTCGCGGTATCGGCTGCCGCCTCGTGCGAGCGCTTCATAATACTGCTGTACTGCTACGGCTTTTCTTAAGTCGTTGATGGTTGCTGCGGTTATTTCGCTGAGGTCTGCATACATCCACCCTCCCGTGCCTAGTTCGCCGGTACTTTTTTCTTTTCCGGTGAATTGCATCGTCTTTTTTTCTCCGGGTGCTCCTGTGGTATTTCCATATACTAGTGATCCGGGGACGTTGTTTGCGCTTGCTGTAGCCACTACCATTTCTACCGATCCGGTGTAATCTTGGTATTCTCCGTCGAGGCTTCCCAATCTGATAGGTGCGTTGCCTGTCATTGGGATTGTTACTTCCGGCCCGCGCTGAGGATAAGGCAGACAGCTTGTGAAGTAGTCGTGGAACTTGTTTACCGGTAACAGGTTTCCGCCTTTGTACGCGTTGTTTTCTGCTTCTTGCACCCAGTTTTCGTCTCCAAATTCGTAGTCTACGTTTGCATCGTCTGTTTTTAACGCTGCTATGTTATCTACGTTTTCATCTCTGAAAAATTCGTTCCAGATTTTGACGTATGCTCTTATGGGCAGCGCGTTAATGCTAAATTCTTTTTTAATTTTGGTCGGTACTCCCATATAGTCCAGTATGGACCTTTCGTTTGGTTTTGGTGCTTCGTCCGTTCCTTTGATTTTGATTTGCGGTACTGCGTATTCCTTTTTTGGCATCCATGGTGTTGCTTCTACTTCTCCCATGAAGTATTTGAAGTTGTCCCACAGAATTCTGTTAGGACAATAGAAATAGTAGAAGTCAATGAATGCATCGTCCATCACTGGATACTTCGGTGTGCTCATTCGAATGATTGCTGCTGTATTTACGTTGAAGGTATCGCCTGGTAATACCTCGTCAACATAGAATGGAATCAGCTTGCCGGAATCGAACGTTGTTAAAATTGTCTGGTCGCGGTTAAATTGCGTTCGACTTGCTTTCATTTCTGGGATCTGATTAAAGTGTCTTTCGTTGTTTCGATTCACTTTTATTTCTCCTTTGTTTCAGGTTCTGTTTTTGGTTCTGCTGTTGCCATTTTTTGCAGTTCTTTAAGTTTCATGGCGTTTGCCTGTGCGGTCGCTACCATTCGATGATACTCGTGAATGTTCTGCGGAAATTCCGTAATATCTGTGTATGTATCGTTTAATGCTCCCTCCGACAGACTTTTCAGAAACTGCGGGTCAAAACTTGCTTTTCGGACAATGCTTTTGATATCACATTCATCCGCATAGCTTTCAATTTCCTGTTGGATGTCGATTGGTGCAGTTTCTTGCAGTACTTCTTTTCCTTTTTCGTCCTTCGTCCAAACGTATTGTTTTTGCTCTTTTTCTCCCGGGTTAGAAAAGAAGGGCTTTCGCCCTTCTTCGTATCGTTTATTCATGCGGCTTGCCCTCCCATGCTTTTTCTTTGTCGTTGGTGAATTCACCGGTCTCGTCGTTGAAGTTTGCCAGCTTGTAGCCGATGTAGTCCTCCGGCGCCTGTCCAATAAAGGTCTTTTTATCTTTTGCCATTACGTTGCACATACGTGCAAAGGTTGCGTTGTTCTTGCTTTCGCCCACCCATGCATAGCACTTTGCTACGTTGTCCCAAACTCCGTAATACAGATGTTCCATTGTCTTTTCCTTTCTTTTACAGCCGGATACCGCCGCGCATGGGTTTCTGGCTAAGATTGATAGTTTTCGTCTTTTTTGCGGTTACGTTGAACATGCGGCGATCTTTTGCGCCGTACATTGCCTTACGATGCCGTGCCATTGTTGTACTCCCTTCTGATCAGTTCCATTTCGATAGCATTTGCAAAGTTTTTCATTTGCCAAATTTCTTCTACTAGCTTTTTAGCATCTTCGATGTTTGACACTTTTTTAAGCATTTTGTAATTGCCATCAATTTCTTTGTACTTTCGTTCGAGTAGAACTTCCAGTGCTTCTTTGGTCTGGTCTCTTACGTTCCATGCTTTGTGCATCATTATTTTACTCCTTTTCTTTTTCGTTGATGCTATCATGCAGCGCATGGTAGATCTCGTCAAGCTTTTCCAAAATCTGCATCATAATACGGATTGCCTGCTTGACGTCTTTAATGGAAATAAGCGCCATTTTATACCCCCTTTCTGTATTTTTTAGTGCGTGTGTCGATGTGTACCCAAGTACTGTAAACGATAATGCCGCATTCGTTCGGAATGATTTTATTCAGTTTGTCGGCAATTTCTTTTGCGTTCATTCCGTTTATTCGAATGTCTGCGGCCATACCGCGCATATGGTATGAGTATTTTGCACCGCCTACTTCTTTATTCCTTGTCGGTGTCCGGTATCCACTGTTGATGATTACAGGTTTTCCGACTTGGTTTCTTAAGATGTCTAGGATAGATACTAGGTAGCTATCTATAAAAACTACCTGTGAACCGTCTTTGCAAGCGAATTCCTTTACTTTGAAGTGCTGCCCTACTTTTTCGTTTGCTTCTGTGTCCATGATATAGCTTTTTATCATCTTGCTCCCTCGCTTTCTATTGTGGATTATATCGTATATTTTACCACATGTCAATTGTTTTTTGGTTTGAATGGCGCTTTAGCGCCTTGCCGTGTGGAGCGCAGCGGAACTCGGCTAATCCATTCCTTTTTAGCGCTGTGCGCGTTTTCAACAGTTTCAACAGTTTCAACAGGTTTTCAACAAAATGTTGCACAATGATTTCCGTCATTTTGACGAACTTTCAACATTTCAACAAATTTTCAACAAATCTTTCAACACTGTTTTTTGCTTTTTATTTACGCTTTAACGTTAAATTTTAGCACTTATCAACTTTTCCACATTGCCTACTACTACTCCTACAACAAGTTAATATTATACGGCACTTGTGAGCTTGCGAACAATAGTGCCCAAAAGGCCGCGCGTGCGCGCGTGCGCGCTTCGCGCGCGTGCGCACGCGCGATAATGGATAGCTATTTGATAGACTGGATAAAGCGATACATGGATCTTTTAATCTAATATAGCCCAGTACCTTACTTGATAGGTACTGGGCTAGGTGACACCGTTAGAGTGTCCCTTTCTTCTTCATTTGCTTCTTTATCACCCTTTCTTTTGTCTTGCACTGTTCTGCAAAGTCTGTGTTTTCATACTTTAGCCGGTTTTCTTTTATTGCTGTTGCTTGTCTGTTCTGTTTAATTCTCCACAATCTTTGTGGGTTTTCGGCTTCCATTATTTTTTCATAATAACGCGGAATTTGTGCATGTTTGCCGTTTGTGCATTGGATATACCCTTGTTTCCAGATTTCAGCTTTGTGTTCTTGATAATAGCGGTCTCCTAAGCCCGGTTTGAGGCTCATACATGCAAAAGGTTTTTGTTGCCCTAGTTCATAGTACTTGTTTGCTTTTTGACCGTCTATCTCATACATTTTTTTTGTGACGTATCCTGCAACATATCTATATGTTTCTGGCACTGCTTGTGCTATCTGGATTTGACCCATGCCCCATAAGTCTACTAGCCATTTACTTGTGAAGTATCCGTTATGTTGTATCTTGTATAGGTGCTCTAGGTCTGTTGGCCGCCATCCGTATAGAATCATGTGATAGTGCGGTCTTGCTGTCTGTTCTCCGTATTCTCCCGCTACAAAATAGCGTAATTTGCCCCTATAAGCCTTTCTGAGACGTTTTAAGAACTTTTGAATGTCAGGATATAGCAACGTTTGGACGCTTTCAGGGCGCTTCTCTCCCGGCTTCCAGACGTACTGCACTTTTCGCATGATTTCACCTGTGTTTACTATCATGCCCGGTACATGATCATCGTCATAGGTTAATGTTATAAACCAAACTTCTTCTTTTGGATAGTCTCGTGCTTCTAATTCTATACGTGTTGTCCAGTCCTCTCTCTGTCTTATTCTACATCCGATGCACTGCCCGCACGGTATTAACATGACATCTTTTCTATACATTAAATCTTCATATTTGAGCTGCTTTCCCGATATTTCAGAAAAGCGGGCAAGTGAATACACCCGCCCGCTTATGTCTTTGTTTTCCGGGTTGTACAGCCTTATTAATGGCTTGTAACAACTCACTTTTTAATATCCCCGCCTTTTCCGCCGTGCGTTGCTCCGGCTTTACTTTTGTGTGTTTCGCTTCCCTTTGGTACGTTTTTTTCAATTGCTTTGCTTGTGTCGTCTCTGATTCCGGTTAGTGTTTTCATCAGTCCGTAGGGTGTCATTTGCGTTGTGCTTAGCATTTGTTGCCAGCTTTGTGCAGCGTTGTACCAGTCGCTTTTGCTCCAACTGTTGCTTTCGTATGCGTTAGGTACAAATCCTCCGCTTCGGCTTACTCCTAGTGCGCTGCTGCTTGCAAGTCCCATACTTGCTCCACTGATTGTTCCTGCACTTCCTCCCGGTGTGCTTGCGCCGCCGTTTGCGAATGCTAAGATAGGGTTAATCCCTGCTTTTCGCATATCTTCTACGGCGCGTTGATAGCTTGTATTGCTCATGTGCTCTTGCCATTCTCTGTTTGCTAGTGCTTCTGCACTGTTGTAGTTCATTGCTACACTGTTTTCAATGTGGTTGTATACGCCTTGCATGACTGCTTGTAGCGTGTTATAGCCCATCTGTTTTAACATACTCTGGCTGTTGTATTTGCCTTGCATGGCTGCTTCTTGTCCTTGGTATGCGTATGCCTGTTTTAGCCAGTCATTGACTTGCTGCACGTTGGTGCCCGATTGACTTCCGCTTTCGGAGTGTCCGCCGCCTTGGCTTGTGCTTCCCCCGCTACTTTGGCTATTGCCTGTCTGCCCCCATCCGCCAAACGTTCCGGCTATGTTTTTAGCTGCTCCTGCAAAATTTCCGATTGTGCTTGCTACGTTTCCCGCTACGTTTAGTGCTGTTAAGAGCCCAGATAATCCACTCATTTAAAAATAGCTCGGATTTCTCCGAGCTTCCTCCTTTCTTACAGTTTGTACAAGCCCGGTACGCTGTACAACGGCATACGTCTTGTGGTTTTGTTTGCTACGCGGATAGCTCCGAAAAATTGCGGCTCATTCTGCACGATGAGCGTGCGCGCAATTTCGTTTTTGCCTTCTTCCATCCAGTCTTGCGATAGTGTTGGTACGGCATTATAATAGTCTGCGTAGTGCCAGAACTCCAACGTGCCTACTGCGTTGCTTCGCATGAGGCCGCTTACCCGGTTTGGTTTCATTCGGTAGTCTGCCCAGGCCTCTTGATAGCCGAACGTTTCTTCGTCCGTTGCCGTGCCGGTCAACACGATTTCCTTTTTCTTTACGGGCTGTTCGCCTAGATTTGCAAACTGCGGTACATAGTAGTCCAGTCTGTCTTCTCGGCTCCAGAAACGTTCCAAGCCCTGCTGGTATGAATGGTTGTGTCGTACACAACATACTCCGATTACGAAGCCATGTTCCTCGAAAGATTTTGTAAAACTGCTTTC